CTCTTAGGTGCCATCCGGGACATCGTGGATGTCACTCTCACCATCGTGATCCTGGTCGGGATGCAGGATGCCCGGAACAAGTTAGCCGCCATCAATCGCCACTACTTCGACCGCTGCAACTACTTCTACGAGTTCAAGAAAGTGGGCAAGGACGATATCCGCAAGATCGCCAAGGAAGTGATGGAGATACCAGTGGATGAGTCAGTGGTAACCAAGATCGACTTCAACTGCGAAGGCAATCTTCGTAAAGCTGTGAAGATCATGTACATCATTGAGCGGGCCAAGGCTACCAATCCCCAACTCTCCATTGCCGATCTCGATCTGGGGAGAGACTTATGACCACCAGAGAACTCGTATTGAACTTCGTAAACCAGTATAACAAGCCCTTCGATGCGGAGTTAATCGCCAATATGACGGGACTGGATATCGATGATGTGGAGCCTGTTATGGTTGAGATGATCAAAGATAAGACCATCAAACTGATCAGTGACCGGGAGCCCATCTATGCCCGCAGCAATCGCTTCAACACCAATCTGGATAAGCAGCTGCGGGCGCACTGGAACTTCGATCCCAAGGCAGCACTGGCACTTCTCAATCTGATCGAAAAACGCAGCTTCACTTCAATCAGAAGCATTGCCGAAGCCTTCGGGAGAAGTCGCCAGTGGGTCTTCGTCTATCTGGAAGCTCTGGCTTCGGCAGGTGTGATCGGCGTTAACCAATATGGCTACTGCGTGTTAACTAAGAAGGACGTCGGCAAGGTTGGCATCAAGATCAAGCGTGGCATCCTCAAAGAAATGATAAGTCACTGTGCTGAATTACGTAAGCAGCAGAGGCTGCAAGATAAGTTGGATGCCTGGCATCTTAAACTAGAAGGCCCGGAACCGCTTGAAAAAGAGATGGAAGCCTTTGATAGCCATAATCAGGCAACCATGCAAACTCTAAGTAAGTATCCGCCGTTCATTCGGTTGTAATCCAAGACAAGGAGGTATTCTATGAAGCGTGAAGAGCGTGAACGACAACTCCGTCAGGATATTCACTCCCTGCGAGTTACCAAGTTCGGTTGGACAGTCGAGCAGTTTAAAGGATTGCTCGTGTACCTGGGAATGGGCGATTCGCTTCGGGCTCTAGATGAGCTAACCTTAACCGAACTCAAGCTTATCCTTATGCAATTCCGCAAAGCAGGGCGTCCTGACGAATACACCTATGACAAGCAGGGAATGTACATGCATACACTTATGAAACGTGCCCGGTGGAGCATCTATGATTTGAGAACTTTTATGATAACCCACTACAAGAAAAGCCACTGGAATCTACTCAACAAGAAGGAGCGCAGAGCTGTGATCGCAATGCTGCAGAACTACATCAAACAGAATGAAAAGAAAGCCAAAGATAATAAGGAGACATCTAATGGACACACCCAAGACCCCCAAGGCTAAGAAGCCCCTACCCACTCGTATTGACGCTAACGGACAGAGTATCCCCACTTCGATCATCAGGCCTGAGATCCTGAAGCAAGATGCCATCGTAACCAAGACCATCAACCGGGCTATCAAACTGCATGACCGTATGGTAGCTGACAAGAACCAGTTCTTTGAGGACGTGGAGCTGTATCTCCAGCAGGTAGCTGAAAAGAATGGACTGGACTGGAAAGGCAATGCCGTTCTCAACAGCTTTGACGGCAAGTATCGGGTAGAGATCAGGTTCAAGGAACGCATCCAGTTCGGTATCGAACTCCAACTCGCCAAGCAGAAGATCGATGAGTGCCTGAAAGCCTGGTCTGCCGATTCGAACGTCAACCTCAGAGCCATCATCAGCGAAGCCTTCCAGGTCGATAAGAAAGGCGAGATCGCCAAGTACCGTATCCTGCGCCTACGCCGCTACAACATCAAGGATCAAACCTGGAAGGAAGCTATGGAACTGATCGACCAGGCCATCCAAGTCGTATCCACCAAGCAGTACATCAATTTCTATGAACGTGACGAGTCGGGCCAGTTCCGCCAGATCGTCCTTAACTTCCCTGCCCTTTGAGAAAGAGTGGCAGCGTAATGCATCTCTATTTGATAAAAGCACAGGAGAATGAATAATGGCACCTATGAATACCAACACTGCAGAGGAACTGAACACGATGAGCATCTTCAATGATGAACGCACTTACCGCACCGATGAGATAGCCGACATGCTCAAGGTCGACCGCTCCAGCGTTTACCGCTGGATCAGGGATATTCTCGATCCTCTGCCTGCCTTCCGTACCAAAGAAAACGGACAGCTGCGCTGCTCCGGTAAAGACCTCAACCTCTATCTGCTAAAGCACAAGGTACGCCCCGAGTATGAGTAACAGCCGTGAGTTCCGCATCAAGCGGGACAACTGCAAAGAAGCCTATCTGAATGGCAAAACCGATCCCTATGAACTGGCGATGATCTTCGGAGTCTCCGATATCACCGTTCGCAAGTGGATCAAAGGTGGGAAGTGGGACGAGCTCTTCAAAGAAGAGAACCAACTCGACCACGAGATCGCAATTGCTCGAAAGAAGGCACTCATTCAAGCGCTCCGGGAATATGCCAAGAACCCTGCCGATACTGCCATCCAGAGTCTGGTAAGCATGATGAAGCAGGATCAGAAGGACCGGCAACCTTCCAAAGAACTGAACGACTACATAGTCAAGTTCCTGGATCAGGTGACCGACTTCATGATCGAGAAAGGGCATGAGACCTTGCTCAAGCAGTTCCAAAGCATTCTGCACGATCTGGCAGAATATCTGAGAGTGAGAAATGGTTAACCTTCCTGCATCCTACATAAGGCCTCTCAAGCCTAAGCCCATGCCTACAGACCCTCCAAGCCAACAGCCCGACATGGTCAGTCCTCCGACCTCCGGGTCCCCGACGCCCGTCCCCCTGGGCGTCGGGGGGTTACCCGGTTATGCCTAAGAAGTTCATTCAGCGGCATAACAAGGCTCTGACGGAGATCGCATCCAAAACGATCTCCGTCTTGCCTTTTATAGACGATAATCCTGAAGCAAAGGCAGAGCGGATAAGAAGAACCACTGGATCAGGCTGGGATTCCTTCTCGTTCTTCTGCCATACCTATTTCCCGCATATCTTCCCACTACCTTTTTGCCCAGCGCACGAGACTATGTTCGATGAGACTGATAAGGGCTCAGGCATCATCGCCATTACCGGTTTTCGTGGGCTGGGCAAAACGGTTCTCATGGGAGTGGTCTATCCTATCTGGATGATCATCAAAGGCGAACGCTATGTGATCCATACTGCTGCAGACATAGATCTGGCTCAGGAGCGTACTGCTTTCACCTTGCATGAACTGCAGAACAATAAGCGGCTCACTATCGACTATCCGGAGTTGCAGCCAGTGGATGCCTTCGATCTCGACTTCTATCTCAAGAACAAGGCCAGAATCAGAGCCAGAAGTATCAAGCAGTCACATCGTGGAACCATCAATCCTAAGACTGCCAAGCGGCCCGGACTGATCGTCTGCGATGATATCGATAAAGAAGAGAATATGGGCAACCAGTCCATCGGCAAGAGACGGATGGAGAAGATAACCCAGGAGCTTGCCGGAGCTCTCTCACCGGAAGGAAATGGCAAGATCGTCTGGCTCGGTAACCTGGTGCACCCCAATTACTCCATCTGTCAGTTTCAAGATCTCATATTAGGCGAAATGCGAGCAGATAATCCAGATTTGGACTTGGGATACCAATCGGTTCTGAAAACGCACCAAAAGGCGATATTGCGCTTCTCTCTCGAAGATGTGCATGGCAAGTCCATCTGGGAGGAGCAGTACCCTACTGCCACTCTACCTAACCTGAGAGCCAAGTTCGGACATACCGGTTATCAGAGAGAGATGCTTGGTCAGCCGGTAATAGAAGGGAACATCTTCAAGAACCACTGGTTCACCAAATACAGAAGCCTTCCTGAGCCATTACAGATGAAGCGGGTCTGGCTCTATGCTGATCCTGCCTGGGGAGAGAAGGGTTGTTACAAAGCTGTTATCTCCATTGGCTATGATGGTAACCGCTTCTATGTGCTTCACGTCTGGATACGTCAGACTGAGAATACCAAGTTCTTCAGATACTACTATGATGCCTATCAGGAGTTGGATCGTATCTACAGAGTGAAAGCCCGGGCAGCCTGTGAAACCACCTACGGGCAAGCTCGTATCCTTGCCGACTTTGACAGGTGGGCTACTGATAACCATCTGCCGCCCATAAGCCACAGAATCAAGCGGATAGATAACAAGGATAACAAGAACCTGCGCATCGAGAGAACTGAGACCATAATCGAGACTGCCAAAGTGCTCTTTCCGGAGGGACAGGATACTCCCACCCTTATCAGCCAGTTCCTCACCTATCCTGATGGCTATATCGATGGCTGTGATGCTCTGGCAGGATGCTTGGAACGGTTCTCAGAATACGATATCGGTAGGAACAGAGTTAAAGTCCGGAGGTTCAGCTTCTAATGAACTACTACGATCAGCTCATGCTTGAGTACTACCGGGTCCTCAATAATTCATGGAAGACCGAGATCAGAGATGCGACCCGGCTTGCCATCCAAATGCTGAGTGACATGCCAAGAGCCGAGAAGATCAACAAGAACTCCATTGATAAGCTTATGGGCATCATCAATACCCAGTTGGGAGATGACTTCGCAGCACTGGTCAATGAGCCCACCAAAGCGATAATAGACCGCTGTGTGCGGCTTGGACTCAAGGACACCCAAGTGCAAGCTCCAACCAAGACCAGCATCGGGCTCTGGGGAATTGAAGATCAACACTTATCATCTACTATTCAGAAGCAGCAGTTGTTCTGGATCGGGAACCACTTTGAAGCTGATGTCCGCCAGAACTTCGCTGATACCCTTTCCAAAGCCATCGAGCAGGGATATACCAAGGAGATGCTGGCTGATACCCTCAAAGACCAGTTTAATGACCTTGCCAACCGCTCATCCCACTATTGGCAGGGACTGGCAGAGCATACAGCTCTGAGAATACGGGAGTTCGGAAGGTTGCAGGGCTACAAGAAAGCCAAAGCCAGATACTACAAGCTCGTGGTGATCCTGGATGATCGCACCAGTGACATCTGCCGGGCTTTGGCAGCCCAAGATAAGGTCTATCCCCTCAATGATGCTCTGGAGGTGATGGACAATCTAATGGCGCTGGACACCAAGTCTAGCAGCCTGGATGATGCCAGAGAATACATCAAAGCCCTCGCACCTTGGATCAAAGATGATCAGATCGAATACGACTCAGATATGAACCCGGTCGGTGTATCCGGAGCGCATACCCCATTCCCACCGTTTCATTGGAAGTGTAGGACGAGTACCGTTATATTCTAATCTCGCGTCATAGACGAGAAAATAGAACAATGAGCTTCTTGTTAGCTGGACTCGCACAAGGTTTTATTTATTGTTATCAGGTAACATAGAAACGATTCTACACTAGATATTATACAAAGGAGTCCTTCATCGTCATAACATAAATCTCGCTGGTGTACCCCATTTAACACATCGAGTATTGCGACCTTAGCATTAATGTCACCTCTAGCAAACATTCCATACTCGTCATTTGGCAACTTATCAATCATGTATTGAATTTTCTCTTCGAAGGATGGTCTCGCCTTCGTAATAGCAGGATCGTTGTTCTTCAACCAAGATAGAACACATGATTCTGGTACCAGCAAGTTTATGGTATGCTTTACCAACTCCCGGAGTGATACAAGTACCTGCCTAGCCTTATCTACACTTTTACTCTCAAGCGACTGATGGGCTCCTAATAACATTTTGCTAAGACAGCTATCAACTTCGTTAAGCAAGCCAACCACCCTGTGGTGATCTATGCTACATCCAAATTCACCATACTCAATCTTTCTTGGTGTTACATCATGATACAGCATTGATTTGCTTTCATGTATCATGCCTATAGAAGTGCATAGTTCTCGGTTGGTAGACTCGAACAGGTCCTTTGGGTAGTTGATTATGTTCTGTATAGAATCTTTGAAAGAACTAATCAGTGCATTATATGCTTTCAGCATGTCAGCAACACTAGTATTTAAACTATTGACATGAAGGCTGTTCACTGATGTTGTTGACGTAAACATCAAGTCTCTTTCAGCGACTAACTCGTTAACAAACGCTAACTGAGTTACAATTTGACTGACTGACGTTCTCAAAGACGTCTCCAGCTGCAGTCGACATGATAGATTCTGCTGTAGCTCTAAAAACCAACTATTATGTGCATGTTGTATGCTCTCTATTGGTATAACTCCATAGAGATTGGTTTTCATAAAGACTCTGATATTCTCTAGTGCAGCGGACATCATCTTGCTTTGTTGAGATGCAAATTCAGTAAATGGCAACAGCTTGTACTGCTGTATAACATTTGTGATAAAGCTGTTCGACAAAGAAGCCATTTGCTTTTGGATCATCTGCTCAACTTCCGGAGTTAATGAGATTCTAATGATGGCTTGTTTATACTCATCAACTAGCTGATTGCTGATAAATACCTTATCAACGCTGGCAACATCTATGTCTTTTATTTGATCCATATACACTTACCTAATGCACCCCTATGTTGTATTGATCCAGTTGTCTCATTCAGTATAGTACTCAGGTTTTTCGTTTATTCAAGTCAGGCATAGCCATCTGCATATTGATATAACTTGTGCATCATCAGTTAGATTTGCAGCATTGGCAAGCGACTCATTGACAAGTTGATTCCAAATCTCAGTCGACATCCGTTTCTCAATAGCTGCCCCTATGAAGAAAATGCTGGGGTGAATATTGTGTTTTCCAAACGCAACCCTGATTCTAGTTAATGCTGAACTGGCTGTTTTCCAATGTTCGTCTGCACCTGCAGGATCAATACCGCCCTTGAGCTCCCCAAGAGCTACATAATGACTAGGATTGGCAATATTGACAAGATTCGGATGCACATTGAATATACACATATCGACATTGGTTCCTACTATTGGGACTTTGATGTTGTTTAACAGACACCTATCTTTACTTTCGAATCTCCAGTAAAGCCCTCGTATTGAGTCTTCAATATCAGCATCTACTTCTGGTTTCTTCATCCAAGTTTTCCTGCCATAAAGTAAAATAAGTGGATCTATTCCAGCAATGCTGAGACATGACAAAAGTGCTCTTGTCACTTTCTTTTGTGCTATAAAACCACCGATATTCCTCATTGCTCCTCCTAATGTGTCTCCTCGGATTAGTAAGAAGCGATACACGAGTTCTTCAACAAATTGAGAACCGGCGGGCTCTAAGAAATTCTTAATAAGTTGCTTGATAGCTTGGGTTTTATCCGATTCATCGAGGTGGTTAAGTGATTTATCTGACAAACCAGATGCTGTCAACAAACCAGATTCGATACCTTTAATGTTTACCAAATCAGAAGCATTCGTAGCCTTTGAAGCCGCTTCTTTAAGCGCTCTAGCTTCAGCTACAAAGGGAGTCGCTCTGCGATTCTTCTCTAAAGCTAGAGCTACAAATCCTGCTCTAGTAGCTTCGTAACTTGTTAACAGATCATCTGCAGATGAGACGTGTTTCAAGTAGTGTTTGATTTCTGCTGAGCTCATTGTTTCCTCCATACATACACACATTTCCTCAGAGATTCCCTACCAAAAGAACCCATCTGTTGGCTACTGTTCCCTTTCCCCTTTGGTAGAATTAGTATGTTTTCGATATCAAATCCCAATTGGGAAGCAATATCTGATAGTATCACATCAACCGAAATCATTGCCCCAGCATACCTAACGTTATCATTTACCATAATCAACCTAGAACCTGATGTAAGAATACGAGCACATTCTGCGATGACACAGGCCATCTCGTAAAAATATCCCTTAACCATTCTTGGTATACCACTATTATTGATCTTCTTTTCTTCTTTCATTCGTGTTAGGTATTCAATTATTAGTTGCAATAGGGGATGATTGTTTGCTATTTGTATGACAGGCTCCCAACTGGGATTCATCATGACTAGATCTTTTTCTCTATTTTCAACCGTGCAGCTCAACATACTCTGGCGCATATGCAATAATCTATCTTCGTTTACTCCCAATAATGCTAATTCTTTAGCGTACGTACGAGTATAGTCATACCTATTGCAATAAGGCGGAGAAGTTATTATTGCCCCAAATTTTAAAGACTCTACTTCAGGTAAGATTGATAAACATGAGCCTTCATGAAGAATTACATCACCAGATTGATCAGGGATTATGTTTGTACTAGAAAACTGCCTGTCTTCGATATCGTCAATTATCTCGCTTAGCTTTGAAACAATAGCATCATCGAAATTATGTATTTTACCTTTATCAAATATTCGCTTACCCTGTTTCCTCCCGGATCTGTAATCCCATCTCAGAAACTGTCCATCTTTTCTAGTATAACTGATATCATCCAATATGCAGAGTAGGGTAAATAACAGAACATCTCGTATGTCAGAAGATTCATCCTCTATTGCAGTTAGATATTTCTGTAAACCTAGATGATTCTCCTCAGGATAAGCCCCCTTTGTAATCCTCAGTTCGACAAATTCGCTCTTATTCTGCACTTGATCCCAGGGTTTATCGTCTCTCCATTTTTTTAATACTTTGATATTATCATCGGATTGCCTTCTGGATAGAATGCCTCTTGTTTTCACAATCTGATGTCCAATAGATAGAAGCTCAATCCCTTCCGATTGTAGTCCCCTTTCGCTTGCAGTGAATAATGTAGTTCCACTTCCGGCAAATGGATCAAACACGGGTACATCATGTATAGAATAAGTATCCAAAAAATACTCGACCATGTCAGCGGAAAATGCCTCTTTAAATTTATACCACCTATAGAATGGGCGTTTTTTATTACCTTGGAAACTTACGAGAGTTCTGCTTAGTTTCTGTTCAACACGGAACTTGTCTTTATAAGTATTAGCGGTTTCTTTATCAAGCTTAGCAATCTCTGTAATAAAGTCAGTTTCAGTCTTCGAGTTTCTGTTACTTTCAGTCATACCTGTTTTGTTACTCCAATTTATTCAGGGTTCAAAAATATGCCGAACATTTGTAAAACCTATGCCTAAGAAGGCCATGCTTTTACTAAGGCATTGTAAAACACCAGTATAAATCAGCTGCAATTTGTCAACACCAAAAACTGTGTTATCCTCGCCTATCCTGATTTGTCAGCATACAGGGTAGTGCTTTCCTGGCTCCGGATCAATGATCACAACGTAAACAAGGAGATAGCATGACCGAAGCGTTGATGAACCGAATCAAAGCACAGCTCGTCAGACATGAAGGTCTGAGGCTAAAGCCATATCGTTGCACGGCAGGTAAGCTGACTATCGGTATCGGCCGCAATCTCGATGATCGGGGTATATCCCAGAAAGAGGCTTATGCCATGTTAGAGCGAGATATTCAAGACTGCGAGCAGTGGCTGATCGATGAGATACCAGAGATTTACAATAAGCTCGATGAGGTTCGCCAGTCAGTGCTGCTCAATATGTGCTTCAACCTTGGTATCAAGGGACTCTTAGGCTTTAACAACACCTTGGCTTATATCGAAGCTGGAGACTGGGAGCGAGCCGCCAATGGCATGCTGTCTTCAAAGTGGGCGAAGCAGGTAGGAATGAGAGCTATTGAGCTTTCCGAGATGATGAGGAAGGGCAAGTGATACCGATTCCGGTCGAGTCAGATGCAATGCTCGCCATCCTCAACCTGCCCAAGGAGATGTCCAACAATGGCATCTTCAAGGAGCATCAGGGCCTGGTTCTGGAGATGATCCACTCATTGGTTCTGCAGGAGCACTATGATCGGGCAACTCACGAAGATATGCCAGAAGAGGAGCCATTCCTGGTTTCTTTTCGTTTTGGGTTTTCGTTTCTAATGCTACATTCTACGGCTGAGTTTCTCAATTTAAAGACCCTGGGAGAGGGAATAGTCAAGACCGTAGGATTAGACCAGTCTGCTACCGAACTGCTCACAGGGAGCGAAATAGAAGCATTCAAAGCCAATCTTGAGCTAAGAGCACTGACAACTTTGAGTTCCTATCTCAATCCTGCCGGTCTGGATCGCTTGAACGAGCTCAAACCCAGACAGCCTCGACCTATCCGGGTGGGAGTTATCTGATGACTGATCGTGATTTTACTTCTCATGAGGAACTGATGATCGAGATCTACCGGGCTATCTATGCCGCTCTGGAGAGTCGACTGCATCTGATCGGTTCTGTGATCGATGCCGAGTCCCACAAGGAGATTCTGGCTCAGCAGATTTACGATAAAGGCGACTTCTATGGCAATACCGGCTATCTGATCCAGACAACCGATACTGCCATGATCCTCAGGGTAGGCTCGAACGTGCGTCATGAGCCTTTCGTTTTGGGCGGCAAAGTGCCTTCCTGGACTCCGATCGCTCCACTTATAGCTTGGGTCGAACGCAAGCACCTGTCTTGGACTGATAAAGAGACAGGTAAAGCTCTGACCGTAGCCGAGATCGCCTATCTCATCCGGGGCAAGATCAAGCGGGAAGGTATTGCCGCCCGTAATGTGTTCGCGTCTGTAATTGCCAACCGGGAGCAATGGATCTATCAGCAATTGAACGATATTGAGGTGAGCCTATGACCGCTCTTGAGAAGTACCAAGCAGAACGCAGCCGCATCTCCGAAGCTCTTAATCTTGCTGGAGTGGCTGAGACCCTATACAACAAGGACAACATCCCCAAGAACCTGCCTTGCGCCATCCTGATCCTCGATTCCGAGACAGGTAAGCATGGCACCTCCCGCCAGTATGTGGATACCGATATCGCCTGGACGGTCTTCCTGATCGTCAATGCACAGTATGTATCCGATCCAGACTCTGAGCTATTTTCACTCAAGGAGAAGTTCCGAAGTTATTATCAGAAGTTGATGAACCGGGACCTACCCAATATCGAGTATTACACCAGCCGCATCGATGGCACACGCCTGGTCAGGATCGCAAAGATCGACCTGCTGAAATCCGGCACTGGAGCGGGATCGTGAGAGTGATGCGACTCGGTGCCTACAACCTGGCGATCAGTTCATCTGCTGATCTCCTGGATAACAAATACAAGCCGGAACCCATAGATCTATCCAAGTATCAGCGGATCGGTAAGCAGTTGGTATCCAAGGCTGCTGAGGCCAAGAAAGTGGTCTCTCAGCCCTACTCGATGAGCAATCTGCTTAATCTCCTGGATACCGATGAGTATCACTCCGGCTGTATCGATGCCCTGACAATGGCGACCATCATGCAGTTTGACTGCAAGAACAGCCAGGTGAAAGCCTGGATGGAAGCCGCCGAGTTCCCTGCCTGTGAAGATCAGACCACCATCCTGGCAGAACTGATGAAGTTCTATCTGTCCTGCGGGAATGGATTCCTGATCAAGATGCGGAACGCTCAGGGTCAGTGGATGGGACTGGAACGCATGCTGCCATCTGAAGTGCAGATCGTGGAGAACTATGACGAGTTCGGCTTCTTCAAGCCTAACTACATCCAGGTCAAGAACAACCAGAAGAAGGACTTCGCCTACGAGGACATCATCCACGTGAAGAAGTCCACACATAGATCAAACGCCTGGGGCCTGGCCTGCCTGCCCATCGCCATCAACATCGAGATCTTGGGTGAGATCAAGACCTTCGACTATAACAACTTCAAGAATGGCCTGATGATCGATTATTTCGTGATCGTGGAAGGCGGTACCCTTAGAGACGGAACTGTTACTGACGAGCAGGGCAATGAAGTCCTGACCGATGCCTATACCGAGATCGAAAAAGCGCTCACTGAGGTCAAAGGCAATGCCAAGAGCCACTCTACAGTGCTGATCGAGAGTGAGAGCCGGGACGTGAAGATACGCCTCGAACCACTCCGTCAACAGGACAGAGAAGGCGGCTTCTTAGGGCTCAAGAAAGACCTAAGAGAAGGCATCCTCGCATATCATAGAGTTCCTGCCAGGATAGTCTCTCAACTCATTCCTGGGCAGCTTGGTGGCGATAACAAGAGCGATATGCTGATGTTCTACCACTTCGTAGTCAGACCGCTGCAAAACCGCCTGGCATTAGCCTTAGCTAACGAGTTCAATTTTGATTTCGGCTGGAGTGTGAATCCTGATGACTTTAACTTCGGAGACCTCACACAAGCAATCCAGTCTGCTGATGATCAATTGTTTATGCAGAATCGCAGCTTTGGAGGTCAGTGATGCTGTGGAAGACTTCCTACTTGTCCATATCGTATGTCTGCCAATCCAGCTTTGGTAGATCAGCAGCCGCTAGCTTATTGGCTAAGGACTGGTCTGTGCAATGAAATGTCTGAACACCCCATTTGTCAACATGATAGAGAACTACAGTCTTATGAGAAAGAGCCTTCTCGTAATTATCAATGGCATCCTTACGTTGGTCTTTCTTTTTCTTATCCACAAGCAGGTTTTCAGGAGCTTTAACCAAAGCCAAAGACCTGCTTTCAAAGTCCAAGTATGCAAAGCTGAATATATTCATCCGTCACTCCAATGTTTATATGACGATAAGATATTCGGAAACTTACCGAAAAACAACTACCTAACCTAGGAGGTATGGTGAATCACCGAACCAGAACCATTCAAAAGGGAGAACTTCGCAACGTGGAAGTCGAGTTAGTCTCGCTACTGTTCGATGAGATGACTCCCGCCAATCAGAAGGGCTTTGTGGTCAAGAATGCCAATGGCCGAAGCTTCGAACACAAGATCAACTCCACCAAGTTCAAGAGTGAAACGAGTGGCACTCAAGGACGGCTTTACGTCACTCTAATGGAACCCAATATCCACGATTCCCAGGGTGATTATTACACCCGTGAAGAGATTCAGAAGTCCTGCGATCACTTCGCCAAGCACGGCCTGGTGGGCAAGTGTGACGTCAATCACAACATGCAGCCGGTGCCTGAGTTTACCGTAGTCGAGAACTACATCCTCAAGACCAGTGACAGAGAGCATTTTCCCGATGCTAAAGTCGGTTCCTGGGTGCAAGTCCTCAAGTGCGAAGATCTCAACTCGGAACTCTGGCAGAAGGTCGAGAAAGGCGAGTTCAATGGTGTCTCAATCTACGGCAGAGCCGATGACTACCGCAATGCCGAAGCGAGCCTTGCCGAGATCAAGAACGAGCTCAACAGCCTACGTAAGGTAGCGGAGCATAACAACAACTCCGAGCTGCAGAAAGGCATCACAGCCATCACTGAGAAGATCAGTGAACTGGAGAAGGGTAACCCCAACCTCCAGCTGGGCGATGCCATCCATAGCATTGAGAAGAGCCTCAAAGACCTCTCCGTCACCATGAGCAGAGCCATCTCGAAATCGATTCCCGGTGAGCCTGATGCCAACCAATCCAATGTGGACAAAGAGGTTACCATCGATGGTAACAAGATCATGGTCAAGGCCAGCCATCGTGAGATCTACAAAGGCATCTCCGACGTGGACTCCGGTAAAGCCATGAACATCCTCTCTGCCAACACCACTTCTCTGTTTATCGATGAGGTGATTGGATCGCAGCCTGGAGATACCCTCTCGGATATCTCGGTCCTGCCCCTGCTGAAGGATGAGAAGATCGACGTCGGCCTGATCGATGACCTGGTCTTCAAGAACTCCCTCGATGGCGCTCTGACCGCCCAGAACGTATCAACTGCCGATCTCTCCGTTCCCACCGGGATACTCAATGCTGAGTTCACTCTGGGACGTGATGTGGTCGAGTTCTACAAGGACAAGTATGGTGAAGATGCCTTCGGAGCCTATGTAGAGAACCACATCGCCAAGAAGACCGAGAAAGCCATCCGTCTGCTTCTCTTCAAGGGTGACCGGGCATCAGCTACTGCCAAGATCAAGGCTCTGGATGGAGTGATCAAACTCGCCACCACCGCCACCGACGTCACCAACCTCTCCAAGACCACCTATACCGACTGGGCGAAACGCTTCGAAGCCGCTCTCCTGGCTTTCTCCGATGAGATGTTAGAAGAGCAGGAGAACTTCAAGTTCTACGTGGCTCACAAGGACCTGATCCGCATCCGTGCAGAACTTGCCAAGCGTGAGACCGGAGCCGGAGATCGGCTGCTGCTTGAAGGCGGCAACGTATCCTTTGCGGGTATCCCGGTCAAACCCCGTCTCATGGATGCCGATTACATCATCGGCGGTCTGCCCAAGTTCATCATCGTCGGCTATCGCACCGATGCCGAACTCAAAGTAGAACACCACGGAAGCGATTGGAAGTACCACTGGTACATCCGTATCCGTCCCGGCATCACCTATATCTCGGGCTTCGTGAAAGTGTTCAAGTTAACCACCTAAGCGAGTACAAGGAGACTCTATGGACTTCATCTTCGCCAATCAGGAGTTTATCCTGGGTCTGGTCTCAGCCCTGGTAGTCTGGATCATATCCCGCACTACCGGCACGCTGATCGACAAGGCCAAGGTCAACTCGGCTCTGGCCATCATCCTGGACATCATTCAGGATATCAAGATCAACCCTGCCACCAAGGACTTGGATGACTATGCCAAGAAACAATTGGCTGTGGAGCGGGCTACCAAGTCCCTGCCTGCCAAGCAGACCAATGTCATCCTCAAGGTCTTCGGCACCATCGGAGGAGCCATCGAATATGTGTTCCACAACCGCAAATGGCTCTTTAGCATCGGCAAGGCGATCAAAGGGGTGTTCTGATGCCCCAGCCTATTTCGCAGCCCACCTATCCCTCCAACATGACCGAGGGTGATCTGAGCTTCAGCAAGCTAATGGATGTGTTGATTGCCGATTTCGTCTATTTCGGGATCGGCACCTACGACCAATTATCCATAGAGACGCTGTATGCCACTCAAGCCTCGGTCAAGACGGAACTAAGTACCAACTTTGACCTACTTGGTGAACTGGCCGAGAAACCCGGTAAGACGGACTCTAAGCTGACCAAGCTCAAGACCCGCAACTATACCATCCCGGGCAAGCGCACCAGTACAGTCGAACTCAACATATCCGGACTATCCACCAAGCAGAAGAACTTCCTGGAAAGCACCCTGTTCATGAGCAAGGATACCACCATCGTAGTGGCTTCCAAGGAACTGGATCGGGTGGTGATCTTCACCGGACTTCGCTGGACAGTTGACTGGTCGGGAGAGGCTGATGGCCTCTTCAACGTAGTCATCTCCACCGAGTTCTCTGGAGTGACCTCCAACAAGATCTTCCTGCTCAAGGATATCCCTCCGGGAGTATAAGATCACTGCTCTTCGCAATTACACTCGAAAACAAGGAACTGCTATGGACTGCCAGTGCAAACCTGAGATCAAAGAGAAAATCGATTCGGTTCACGAGGAGATCTATGGCAATGGTGACAGCAACAAGTCACTGGTAACCAGAATGGCGAGAGTGGAGACGAATATGAAGATACTGCTAACCGTCTCCACCTCGCAATTCCTGCTCTTACTGGGCATTGCCCTCGAAATGTTCTTTGGTAAATAAGATAAGGACTATTCTATGAAGCGAGAACCCAAACTCAGCTATAGCCAACTGCGGCAAATACTATGTCTCACGATCTCGAATGCTACCCTCAAAGCCAAGCTTGAGGACTTCCTCTCCGGCAAGGTAGCCAAGGTGAGTGAGCTGGAACTACTTGAACTGATCAGCCAATCGGAAGCCGATAAAGAGCTGATCCGTATCATCTCAAACCAGGACCCTGACGATATGGACGCTCTTGAAGCACTGGAGTACATCTCCGCTTTTTTCGTCTATATCAGAGCCAACAAAGAGAGGTTCGGAAGTTGGCTCGGGAGTTTCGGATTGGCGGTAACGGCGTCTCCAAATACCCCTTCGAGAGGTTCGAAATGATCCTCAGAAAGCTGGGCTTCACCAATGAAGACTTCGAGTCCCTCACCCTGCCTGATCTATATCTACGGCTCTGTATTACTGACCCCAAAGGAGATGTCTGATGGATGCGATCATCGGTTGGATAGGCGGTAAACGCCTGCTTCGGAAAGTTATCGCTCCCTACGTTCCAAAAGACATCAAAGGCTATATTGAGCCCTTCGGCGGTGCTGCCTGGATGCTCCTCTACAAAGACAAATGGGGTGATCTGGAAGTCTATAACGATCTCGATAATCGCCTGGTAAATTTGTTCATGCAGGTGAAATACCATCCTGATGAGCTGATCAAGGAGTTGGACTGGTTAGTCGCCAGCCGTAAGCTATTTGGTGATATCCTCAAACAGGAAGGCCTTACCGAGATACAGCGGGCTGCCAGGTTCATGTATCTGATCACTCGGAGTTTCGGCTCAAAAGGTGACAGCTTCGGCACCTCTCAGAAGCGGGGCACCTCCAGTATGTATAATCGTCTGGAACGAATCAAGGAACTGCACAAGCGTTTGGATATGGTGATCATCGAGAACCTCTCCTATGAGAAGGTGATCGATAAGTACGATACCAAGAGCAACTTCTTCTATTGCGATCCACCTTACATGCTTGGATACACTTATGAGAACTCCAAGCAGTTCAGCCATGAAGCCTTGAGAGACATTCTGAAGAGCATCAAGGGCAGGTTCATCCTTTCCTACGATGACAACCCGGAAGTGCTCAAGCTATACAAGGGCTATGATATCAAGCACGTCACAAGAACCAAGGGCATCAACCGCAAAGAAGGCAAGTCTGAGTTCAATGAAGTGATCATCGCCAACTTCAAACTGGAGGAGCAATGAACTCTATCATCTCCTGGGTAGGCGGTAAGCGCATCCTCCGCAAGAAGATCCTGCCCCTCATCCCCAAGCATGACATCTACTGCGAAGTCTTTGGCGGTGCTGCCTGGATACTGTTCGGGAAGAGTGCCAACAAAGAAGACTGGCAGCTGTCCAAGAAGAGCCGCTATACCGAGGTCTATAACGATATCAATGGCGATCTGGTCAACTTCTGGAAGTATATCAAGAACCATCCCGAAGCCTTCGTAACTGAGCTAAACAACTATCTGATCGCCAGGGAGATGTTCGATAACTTCATGAAGCATGAGCCCAGAACCGAGTTGGAAAGAGCGATTAAGTTCTATTACAACCTCGCTTGCAGCTATGGCTCACGCAGCAAGAACTTCTGCGTCAATCAGGGCTACAAATACATGCCCCTGAGGAATCTGGACAAGGTGAAGGATGCCTCGGAACGCCTGCGGCACGTGATCATCGAGAAGCAGCCCTGGGAGAAGATCGTTGCCAGATTCGATCAGCCGCATACATTCTTCTATCTGGACCCACCCTACTATACCAAGGAACACATCTACGAACGTGAGGACGCGGATGCCTTCAACCAGCATGAAGAACTGGCAGAAGCCTTGAAACAGATCAAAGGCAAGTTCCTGCTATCCTACAACAGCGATCCTTACATCAAGCAGTTGTATGATGGCTGCGTAATTGAAGAAGTCGAGACGCAGTACTCTGTCTCTGGAGCGTTCCAGACAGAGATTGAGCTGTTAATTAAGAACTACGTATGAAAGATGATTATTGTTTTCCGGGGAATCCATCCGGAGGATTGCTGAAAGGTCTAATAAGATCGCAGATCTCAGTGTTCCCTTTTTTATTAGCTGTGCCAAGCGCTAAAGCGCATTTTGTCCAATCAGGTTTGAAAGTTAAAAGATATTTAACCGCCTCAACTTTACCTAATCGGGCGGCTTCATCAAGTAGATCGCCAGAAATAGTGATGTATCTTTTATCAGAAAAGATAGCTTCCAAAATGTCAAAGTGCTCGTATCCGATGGCACTGACGCAGGCGTTTTTAACATCTTCAACCAAAAAATCTGCACCACTCTGAATCATGCTAAGGACATCATCCTTACGATCATACATGACCGCTTCATTTAACTTGTTACGATTCATTGATGTGTTCATCAATCCTCCCATGTGTTTTTCGCAACTTTACAGATACAAAATAACTGTCAATTAGTAAAATGCCTGACTTAACCTTTAAGCTCGTCCTCATTACCAATGATGCCAGCCTAAAACTTGCAGAAGTCAAGCAGGAGGCGGAGTCCGCCCAGTCTGTGGTGGAGAAGCCTGCTGCGGTCAAGATCACAGCGGAACATGCTCTGGCTACGATTCGTGACGTGAAGATTGCAGTGGATGGTGTCCTGCAGGTGGTGGGTGGTCTGGTCAGATCTATGAATGGTCTGCTGGATGCATCTCTTGGTCAGAGACAGGCCATGACTCTGGCTTCAGTTGCTTTCGGAGAAGCAGCAGGTGAGATGGGCAACTTCGCATCCTCGATGCAACAGGTGACTAACTTTGAGGATGATCAGCTCTTGTCTCTGATGTCCAAGCTGTCCCAGACCTTCAAGCTTAACAAGGACGAGATTCAACATCTGGTGCCGGTATTGCTGGACTTCACTGAAGCCAACAAAGCAACCGGGATGTCTGTTGAGAGTGCCTTTGATCTCATGGGTCGGGCTCTGAATGGTCACACTGAGATGTTGGGTAGATACGGCATTGAACTGGATGACACTCGTCTCAAGACAGAAGGAGTATCCTATCTGGTCGAGAAGTTAGGCGAGGACTATGGCGGTACTGCCACTGCTCTGGCTGATCTTCGCTTGCAGAATGCCAATGCCTGGGGAGATATCCAGGAGATAGTGGGTGATATGCTGACCACTCTAATCAATCCACTCCTCAAGGGCCTGAAGCTGCTCATGGATGCCTATAACAGCCTATCTCCTGTGATGAAGGGTTTCGTGGCCGGTATCGTGATAGCTATTCCCATTATCGGAACAGTCACCACTGCGGTCACAGCTCTGACGGCAGCCTATCATGCCCTGCAGGTAGCCATGAACCCGGTAGCGGGGATCATCGGAATAGCTGTGGGTGCTTTGTCCGCTCTGGGCTTTGGACTGGCTGCAGCATCCACTAAGACCGATGCTGTAACCATCGCTCAGAGAAGCATGAAGGACGAGATCAAGGATGCTGAGCGTCAGGTATCGGTAGAAGCTGAGAAGTTCAGTCTCCTTGCTAATCGATTATTTGAGCTTAGATCTGCCACCTCATTAACTGCCGCAGACAAACGAGAGATGAAGAACGTCATCAAGTCTCTGAATGACAACTACTCGGATTACTTGGGTAACATCAACTTAGAGACCGCAGCTTACAATAATCTGGCTACTGCCCTGCGTAACGCCTCAGATGCTCTGGTACAGAAGAAGATATCGGAGATCTACGGTGAGAGATATAATGCCCAGATCAGAAGAGTGGCTGAGCTACAGATAGAGGTCGACTCACAACAGGCAGAAGTTGATAGGGTTCGAGCCCGCAGACAGCAGTTGATGAACTCGGTTGACTGGGAGTTCCTGACCAGTGACCGTAACGCTATGGGCTTCAACCCTGCCACCTATTTTGGCAACGATGGTGAGTGGCTTAAGTTAGAAAGACGGCTCAACCAATTCGGAGCCTTAACTGGACAACTGCAGGCTGCTAAGAATGATCTACAGCAGATAGGAGCAGCATATAGACAGGCTATGTTGGATGCGCCTGACTTGAGTTTCAATCCCGGAGGTGGATCAGGAGGTGGTTCATCAAGTCCTGCACCTAATCCTGCCGCATCCGAAGCTGAATCCAGCCGCAGGGAAGCGTTACGCTTGATGGAAGAGTTAGCCCGGCTGAGGCAGACTGAGACCGCTCGCATCGAAGCAGAATACCAGAGAAGGCTGGCTCTGATCAGGGAGTTCACTCAGGATGGCAGTGAAGCGGAACAACAGGCCATCGAGAACCTGGATAGTTGGAAGACAGAGCAGGATCAGCAGATAACCGATAAAGAGAAAGAAGCTGTCCAAGCCAGATACAAGGCTGAGATTGACTACTTCTCCAACCTGGAGAACCTGGGAGTCAACTCCTATGTCGCTCTCAAGGCAAGCATGGAAGAGTATTATGCTTGGGCTCAGCAGAACCTACCGGAGAAAGAACAGCAGCTTATCCAGGCTCAGATTGCCGAGGTCAATGCCCGGCACGTAAAACTGCTCCAGGAACGTCAGGATGAAGAGCGAGCCAAGCTGCAGGAACTGCAGGACATCAGAGACGAGTTCTACTCTCGTGACCTCGATAACATCGGTGATAGCTACAGCAAGCAGCTTCTGGAAGTGGATAAGTACTATGAGAAGATGAAAGCCAAGCTCTTGGAAGCCGGCTATACTGAAGTTGAGATCGAACTGCAGAAGCAGGAGACACTGAACACACTCAGAACGAACCATCAGCTTCAGGTAGCCAGTGGTATCTCCAAGATCTTCGGTGATCTTGCTTCGGCTCAGGATAAGGATACCGAGCGTGGCTTCAAGCTGTGGAAGGCATCAGCAATAGCTCAAGGTTATGTGGATACCTTCTCTGCCACCATTGGAGCCTATAAGTCCATGATCGGTATTCCCGTAGTAGGCCCCGGACTGGCAGTGGCGGCTGCTGCAGCTGCGATGGCTGCCGGTATCGCTAACATCGCCAGGATCAGTGCCACCAAATTCGAGAAGAAAGCTACTGGCGGTATCCTGACAGGACCTTCCCATGGTCAAGGTGGCATCTTGATTGAAGCCGAGGGTGATGAATATGTCACGGCCAAAGACAGGGTCAAGGCACTGGGCAGGAGTCTATTCGACTTCCTCAACTTCGCTCCTCTGGATCAGGTTAAGCTTGCCTTTGCAGCTATGCCTGTTCCTTCAGTGCCTATTCCCAGTAACGTGGGCTCATATTATGCCGCTGGTGGCACTATCTCTTCCGGAGGCGGTATGAATACCCTGATCGATCTCATTGCCGCACTGAAAGACGAGATCGTCTCACTCAAGCAGACTGTCATGGACTCCAAACCCATCATCGAAGTGAATGTTGATCCCCTATCCAATGATCCGGTTAAGGTCTCTGAGATCGCCGATACCGGAAAGATGATCAGGAGTGAGATCTAATGCCTAACCTATTCAAGATCGACTTTATTCAAGGCAAGACCGACGCCTCTGACTATAATCAGGTCAAGCACAGCCTGATTGATACCTCCACCAATAGAGCTATCATCAGTCTGAGCATCTCAGCCGATAAGCTGCAGTCGGTCTCGAACTACAGCAGGGAACCCAAGCGCCTCGTATTTGAATGCTTTCCTACGACCTGGATACAGGAGAACATCCTGAGTGGGAACTATGAACATGAGCGCTACATCTCGCACTTTGAGGTCAAGGTCTATCGGGATAGCTCCTTGTTCTTTACGGGCATGATAGACACCTCTCAGCTATCCTTTGATGTCTCCTCCGGAGTGCTCAAGATTACCTGTTACGATAAGATCAAACTACTATCTCTGTTCTCCGATCTTACTCACTACTATAGCCTTACTGCTGGTTACCTGCCGATCTGGATATTGGGCTATTTCATTCAAGACATAGAGCAGAAGATACCGATTAACATCCCATACTCCAACCAGTTCAACTTGCCGACCTTGAACATCAGTTCCGGCAATGCCCTGACTATTGCCCACATTGACTTTGACGATCTGATTCAGTTTCCCAACCCTACCGGAGGCTGGACTTACAGCTATGACAACTCCGGCTGGCCGGGTCCGCAGTGGGGATATCTGATCGATACCATAGCCAACCGCATGAGCTTCGTCTTTGCCTACAAGAAGGTAATCAAGGCCACCTATCCCAGTCCTGCCACGACCAGGTATCAAGGCCGTTATCGTGGCCGCATCTACAAGTTCTTCAACAACATCTGCCCGGTAGTGATCGAGTATAACGAGAAGACCGACTGGGTGGAAGACCTGGCTTCTTTGGCTAATGCTCATAACGAGTTCATTGGCTTCTACCTGGAGAACGGTATCTCCGAGACAATCCTCTACAATGGCCTGGTATCAGTGGGGTCTATTGATGGGCGTAGCTATGGCAGCAGTCAATACGTTAACCACTGGATCGAAGCTCACTTTCATGGCAATCTCTTTCCGGCAAAGCTATTCCCCGGCAAAGCTTATGAGAACTACACTGATGAGCAGACTGATAACATCAAAGCTCTGCAGGCCATGCTTATGCTTTACAATGCCACCATCTTCAGCAATCCCCAGGGGCAGATCGTGTTCAAGAATAAGGATGCTTATGGTAGCTCAGTGATAGACATCGATGCCGATGATGTGGTGGACTTCGTTACCAAGCGGGGCAATCCTGAGAAGCCGCAGATAAGCTCACTGGATATCCTGGCAGGGGATACAATCCAACTCCAGGGTAAGATCAAAGACTTCCTGATAGACTTTCATGACTCCAAGTGGAGTTGCGAAGCTACCATCGATCAGCTCTCCAAATACAACCTCTCTCTCCAGTCCAAGATACGCATCCAGAATCAGATCTATGCGATTATCGAACTGGAGCGGAACTACCAAGAAGATGAATACAAGGTGAAGGCATGGCTAATATAAAGGGCTTCAAACTCATCCGATGGGCTGATGATGGCATCTATTACTTCCTCTGTCCTAATGGGCAGGTTGAGTATGATCCCTCTCAGAAGTATCGCATCGAGAAGAAGAACGCTTACAATCCAACTATCATCCACCGCAGAGAAGCTTATCGGGAAGACTCCTTCGATCTGGAAGCAGTACTCGAACCTTCAGAATACTATAGCCTGATGAGCTTCCTCTTGAGCTCTGGTCGGCTCTATCTCGAATACACTGCCTATAACAGCATCAGCAGTCAGTTCCCGGTCACCATCTCCCGACTGCCTAAGTGTCCGGATGATCTACACGAGTATCCTACCAAGGTCAAGTTCAGCCTTGAATCGAGATACATCGGCTCTCCCGGTTACATCGACTTCGGCATCATCATTATCACCGACTTTGATGAGACGGTGATCGCAAACAACTAA